CTTCGATGGTGAAGCTAGAAAATATACCAGGTTGGTTATTCCAAGATGCTGGGCTGGCGAGCATGAACACCCCATTGACCGGAGCGGTGTAGTCGATGATCGTATCGTCGGCAGGTTGTTTTCTAATAGGCGGTGCTAGTGACAGCGTCAGATTTCCTGAGCCGTCAGAATTCGCGTCAGCCGTAACCATATGCAGTTCATTACTAAACGAAACGTAGTCCCCTGCTCTAAGGTAATTCGTGACACTGGCAGTCGCGCCATCACAGACCAAGCTAGATCCAGACTGGCTTGCGCCGTTTACCCTTAACGTGCCGCCACCTGCGCCTCTAAGGGTGTATGAGTGATCATGCAACGTAAACCGATGCTCTTGGCCGTTGAGCTTCGTAACGAATGCTTGCATCTCAGCGCGATCATCGCCGGTCAGGTTGTTGAACTGTAACGCTGCGCGCCATAACGAACCCTTGCGCCCTACAGTCTGAACCGCGTTAGTCAGCGGTGACCGATAGGTTCGAGTGTTACTAACTAGCTCAAACGTGGTAGCTGATGGCGTTATCGACGGGAATGTGAAAGTTGTCATACAAAGCGCCTTCTACGCATCAAGTCTTGAATGGATAGAATAGTCTGCTGCGATGTCTGCTGCATAGCTGCCCGGATCTTCATATCGACTTCAGGGCCAGCACCCTTGGCATCAATGTTATTCACAACAGTGATACCGCCGCCCATCTTATCGTTAGGAACAATCGACCCCGATGAGTTAGGTATAAACATCTCAGGCCCACGCTCGCCAACCATGTAAGGGCTACCAGCTTGAACTGATCCACCTATAGCTCTACCGGGAACTGAATCAGATACTTCGGAAGTGCCGCCACCTAGCCCTTTTGCGAATGATAAAAACCCGCCCGTAATTTTATCAACAACAAACAGCCGTATGGCTTCCATGATTAACTGTGCTGTCATTTGCTTAAACGCATCAGCAACCGATGTAGTGCCCTTTACTATGCCCATCAAACCGTCGGACATATTCTTAAAAGTTGTCTTAGTTATGTCATCAAGGTTCTCTTTTAGCGTCGGCATCTTTGCCAAAAAATCTGTGACGCTCTTGCCGATCTGATCAAAGCCGGAAGTGCCTACGGGTACGAGTTTGGCGATACCGTTTTTTAGTTCAGCGACAGATTCAGCAGCTTGCCTATTTGCGAGAATGAATCGAGTCATTGATTGCTCTAGATCACTGCCCGGATTTTGGTTTCTCAGAACCTCTATTTCTTCATCTAAACCAGCAATGGATTGCTCTAAATTAGCAACAGCATCGAATGCGTCGTGAGTTATAAGGGGTTTACCAAGAACGCGAGCCGCTACGTTATAAGTTTTAACAATTGCATTAATGCCGGGAGCTAGTGAGCTGTTAAGGAATAGCGCAAAATCAAAATAAGTGCGTAAAAGAATCTTGCCGATCAGAACCAGGCCATGTACTACATTTCGGAGAAACCCAAACGCTCTAACAGTGGCATTAGCAACTTGCTGGCCTGTATTGCCAAACTCAGCAGCATCTATAGCGGATTGCCTAAAGCCATCAGCAACAAAGGTAATGATTGGCGCAAAAGCCACAGAAAGTTGATTAGTTAAACCAGTGAATACAGCTTTCAGGCGAGTAATTGAATCGTTCGCCGCCTCCATCTGCGCGGTATCAGTACGGCTTAACGTTACGCCTAGATGCTCCGCTTCTTCGGTCATCTTCTGTAACGCTTCAGCACCACCGCCTAACGTGTTAACTAACGCAACGCCTTCCGAGTCAAACAGCTTCATGGCTAGCCTGACTCTGTCAGACTGACTCTTAACGCCAGCCATTGAGTCAGCAACCACGTTCATCTGCTGATCTAGTGGCAATCTGACCAACTCATCAGCATTGATGCCTAATTCTTGAAGCGCACCTTTCGCCTCGCCTGTGCCTTGTGCAGCCTCCGCAGCTCTGCGAGTAAATCGCTGCAAAGCCATATCCATTGTGCCGGTAGATACGCCCGTTAACTCAGCGGCATGGCGCAGTCCGGCTAACGCCTCGGTCGTAACGCCAAGTTTATCGGCAGTTTTTGCCAACTCATCGCCAGCGTTGATAGATGCCTTAATGAGTGCGCCGAAGCCCGCAGCACCAACAGCGCCGACAATAGCGTTCTTCATGCTGAACACTGCGCCGGTTACTTTCTTCAAGCCTTTGCTTACGCCAGAAAAGCCAGCCTTGGTTTTATCAACCGCCTTGATGTTAATTCTGACATCTTGGTTAGCCATCTCTGTCCCTCAAAATCTTAAAGTATGCCGCCCACTCGTTAAGTTCGCTCAACGACATTTGCTCGGCTTCTGCAATTGTCATATGTAACCGATCAGCCAAGGACAACAAGTTCATCCTTAACGGATCGGACATTAGTTTTTTTCAGCAGCCTCCGGCGATTGTATTTCGGCAAACATTTGCTCGGCAATGGCGGAAATTACCGCAGTTTCTTCACCCATCAGATCGACGCGATCTTCGGCAGCTTTGAATAGCTTTTCGCCATCTTCGCTCGCCGCCTTCATCACAATCAAATCAACCATCGACGCGATGGTCGTGTTCTCTAGAAACTTCGGGTGCTTCTTCTGCAACTCGTTAATGTCGTAGCAGGTAATCGGAAAGCAATACATGACAAAGGGCTGACCTTCGGAATCAGCCCATGCATCAACGCTTATCGTGCGAGGGGTTACTGTGCGTCTGTTTCTTAGCTCTTTAGCTAGACCCATGTGCTACCCCTATGCTGTTGCTTCTGTTACCGCGCCTGAGATTTGTACTTCAAACGAACCTTCAACCATTCCGTCGAATGCCGCAGTGATCTCGTTGCTCGTTACAGTACCGCCGCCGGTGTAATACTTCTCGCCGGTTCCGGTGCCTGTTGGGTAGACCTCAAAGATAACGCCAGCAGCCGCATCCATTACCAACTGAACCGCGTCAGCGTCATCCCAGTAGACTTCTACTGATAACGTGCCGGTAGTTAGTGATGATTGATATGTGCGCGCTGAATCACCCATTGTGGTGTCTTCAATCGTGTCAGCGGTTTGTGTCAGGGTGTAAGATCGAACCTCACCCATAGCAGCGGCAGAACCGCCAGTGACGGCTAGTTTTACAACGCCGCTTGATCCTTTCGTGGTAGCCATTCAGAAATCCTCTAAGTTGTGCCTCTGGTGAATTGGTATTCAATCCGTACCGTTATAATAACACCTCCGACGGGATGTATAGAACCATCGTCTGTTTCAATACTTACGATCTGCGTATCAATCGCGTGACCGCCTCGCGTTCTATCAACGTCCAATTTTTCTTCTATTGCTTCGATGATGTTATTTCTTGCTGTATCAATGGCCGACGCCTTTACATAGCAGACCAGTTGATAGTCAACCGTTCCAAATCGCTGCGTTAACGTGCCTTTGATTGTTGAATCTTCACGATCTTCGTTCTGCGTTCTAACTAGAATCGCAGGGTATTGAGCGTTGCTTAGCTTATCGAATTCAAACGGCTCTCGGGTCACATACTTAACCGCTACAGGCGTCGTGATGGCCTGTAATGATGTAACCAGATTGGTCGCAATGTTTTCTCTAACACTCAAAGTTGCTTCCTAAAAAATACGCCCAACGCTTTTTCTTCTTGTCGATTAAAGCCAAAGAACGGGCGCGACTTATTATTCATCGCCGCCTTTTCTGCCGCCTCTTTGTTGTCAAAGTATATCTCAGCAGTGCGCTTATCTTTGCGCCTAGTCTGCATGGATCTGAGCATCTGGCCGGTGTTAAACAAATCGACCGGGGATGTTGGCTTGCCTTCTTTCGATAGTGTCGCCATGTACTCTGGGGAATACGCTCTAAACGCCCCCAGATATCCCCTGCCGTCTGCTGTGCGCTCTTTGATGATACCCATGCCGTATACGCCTGTGCGTAGTACAGCCCTCGGTATGCCCTTCAGGACGCTCTTTCTGGCCTTCTTGCTGACCTGCGTTAGATCCTTTGGGGTAGTTGTTACCTGTAATCCAACGCCCTGAGCCATTATCGAACCAGCCTGCCGAATGAGACTATTTCTTTCTCATCATCATCAATGGTGCCGCTGTTATCGTCATCGTACTCGATGCCATCTTTGAATATGTCGCTAATCTCTTCTTCATAGCGCATCTTGTAGAACTCTAGCATCTCTTTGAATCTGTCACCGTCTACCCAGTTGGTCAGTTGTGGTAATGCGTACTTCCACAAAACCAAGTAGCTGTTACAGCGGGTAAACTGCGAGTCGGTTAAATAAGCCGAATTCATCTCGCCGCCGATACCTTTCTTGTGCCACCACTCGTTACGAATAGTCCTAACCAGGTCGGCTTCAGCCTTTGCGTGTTCAGTAGCGAATGAAGTAATCCCGAAATCCAGAATGTCGGGTATCAATGCCACCAAATCTGAATCTTGCGAGAATGCCATTACCACTTCACCTTGTCAGCCCAGTATGCGGCTGATGCTGTTTTGTCTTTGCGTCCCTTCTCGATCTGATCTGCAAATCTAGCTTTGAACGCTCTACGCTTTGTTTTATCGGCTTCGCTTTCGCCTTTA